AACTTTTTCCGTTACATGGGTCTGTTCGCTAGGGAAAAAAGTTTTCTGCAAAAACGATCTGACAGGCGGCGTCTGGTCATATGCTTCCATCATTTCCCGTGTGGTATATTCTGCCATTCTCTTAGCCCTCCTTATTCATAGTTCTGTACATTCCGAAGGTAAATTCCCACCTTTTTCATGTCATTTTCATAGGTTTCAATTGTTGTATCCTCTCCAGACACAATTACCGCCGCGCGGTTATATTCTCCGGTCTGGTAACATACAGCAGGGATATTGTCAGCGGAGGCGTCGGTTCCTGTGTCGCAATCGTCAGTCAGGATTCCGAACACTTTCAGGTTCATTTCTGTTTCAGATGCACTTTCACCTTCTCCATTTTTTACCTTTACAATAGATCCAGCAAAATATCCAGACTTGTCAGTACCTTTCATAATTAGGGAACCACGCTTTAAAATGCCTTGACCTGCCTTTAGTCCGATTCCCTCTTTCAATATGGGAAATTCGTTTCCGGCAATCAGAGAATCTGGTCTAAATGTTCCGATTTCTTCAAATAATCTCATATCATCTTCCCCTTCTGATGTCTTTTTTCAGCTTTGCAGCAAAACCGTTTACTTTCTGTGCGTTTTCAGCCTGTTTCTGGCTTTCTGAATCATATCCCATGTTAGGCTCTGTTTCGACTGCTGCTGCACCGGAATTCTGCATATCATTAACCATCTGATTTAAAAATTTTGTTCCAGCTGCATGATTTGCTTTCATTTGTGCCAGCGCTAAATCAGCGGCTGACATTGGTTCATCATATTTCGCCTTCATCAACAATCCTTCTGGGATTCCGTTTGAAATTTCGTCAATATCTTTCAGGCGTTCCCGTTCTTCGGAGACAGCATCCGCTGCAATCTGTTCACATAACTGTGGATAGGCTGCTTTCAGCGCTGCTGTGTCAGTAATAACAGATTCTGTTTTTTCTTTTTCATCCATCTTTGTAGTTCCTTTCTGAGAGTTTTTTGATGTATTAAAAAAAGTTCGGGATTCTTTCTGTGATGGGTTAGAAAGATCCTGAACCTTTTTTTGTATTTTGTCTGGAACAAATGTTTCTACATAATTTTTAAAGCTGTAGGAAACCCCGTTTACGATAAAGTTATTAGAAATAGCGCTGTTTTGAAAATCGGATTCGATTACACCATCGCAAAATCCAGCGTCAACTGCTTCCTGACCAACATACCAGCTTTCTTCATCCATCAGTTGATTGATTTCATCCTCTGTTTTGTTCAGCCGTTCCATATATGCACAAACAATACTTTTCTTTACTTGGTTTGTAACATCCGCCAGTTTTAAAAGTTCTTCTGCCTGATAAGATCCCCATAAGCTGATAGAAGGATTATGTGCCATCAGGATTGCATTTTTAGCAATCCTGCGGCTTTCGCACGCCATCAGGATAATCGTTGCAGCACTGGCGCATATCCCAATAATAGTACCAGTAATCGTTGCTTTGTTCAGGATAAGTGCATTATAGATTGCATTTGCCGCAAATACATCACCGCCGCCCGACTGGATCACTACGTTTATCACTTTCTTATCGCCCAGTGCATTTAATTCACTGATAAAATTTCGGTATGTAATACAATCATCATCCCACCAGCTTTCTTCCGACTGAATCGTACCAAAAAGCTGTAATTCCGCTGTGTCTCCATTATCCAGGAAGTTCCAGAATTTTTGCCTATTGGAACTGTCTTTTGGTTCCAATAGGATTCCCGTTTTCGATTCCAGACTCCCCGCTGCTGTTGGCTGATTTGTTATCATCGGTTTCCGTTTCATCGATTTCTTCCTCACTTTCTTTCAGAATTTCGTTTTCCGGCTGTTTTTCTGTCCCTGAAGAAATCCCTGCCGCTTCCATTAGCTGCTTTTCACGTGCCAGCTGCGTGACATTACTGTCAAAATCACCGCCTGTCATTTCTATGGTTTCTTTCTGCCGTGTGGATAAGCCGATATGGATGCGCTTTTCCGCCGCATTTACCTCTTTCACCGGATCAATCATGCCTTGTGCTGGTCCATTCCATTGTGCACCGCAATATGCAGCACGAATCAGGGGGTCCAAAAAGAAACCAGGAGCCTTGAGGCGGCCATTTGCAATGGCTTCTGTCAAAAACAGTTCATATACTGGCTGACAAAAATCAGCTGCCAGCCACGAGCGTTTCATCCGGAACGCTTTCCAGGCTTCCAATAGTGCAGCACGAGAAGCAGAATAGCTTGATGAAAAATGTTTTGTAAGAAGTTCAACTGGTATTTCCAAAGCTGCGCCAACATATTTTGCCAGTGATGTTGTAAACGCATCAAAATTGCTTGACGGTCTTTTTGCGTCAGCAATCTCCACACTCTCACCAGGTGCCAGTATGTTGACAATTCCAGGTCCTATCTCATAATTTCTATCATCATCGGAAATCTGATCTTCTTCATCCACAATGCCAGTAAAAGCGATTTCCGATGTACCTTTTTGGGATGTAACGAACACAGTAAAAAATCCGTTGATAACAGCAGCCATCATTTCCGCTTCGCTGTACCTTGTCAGCTGTTTTAACGATTCAATGACTGGTGCCAAATAGGGAACACCCCTATATTGTTCTGCCCGTTCTGTTTCGTATATCATTAGGACGTTAGGCATTCCAGTGTTGTCTCCAAACGCCTTAACCCGCTTCCACTCTTTTTTTGTATAAAGGCTGCTGTTTGGATAGGTGGAACATATATGATAGGCGACAATGCGATTATTGCTATCTACCTCAACGCCGTTGAAAATCCGGTTTTTCGTGTCTGGATCCGTAGCATATAAATAGACATTGTTTCCGGTACTGTGCGGAGTGGAAACACGATCTGACTCTATCAAATGAATCCGCAGTCCATACGGAAGCGCCCTCGTTGGCCGTTCATATTCCAGAAGTACGCAGGCATCACCGTTCATCAGCCAGGACATACATGCCACTTGCTGAATTTCGTAAAAATTATTTACCCTTGTGGAATCACAAAATTTTGACTTCGCCCACAATTCAAATTCACGCTCGGCATCCCGCTGCCACGCGGCAGCTTCATCCATTGTCATTCCAAGAAACTCTGCGTCTATCGTGCTTTTTAACCGTAAGCCCTCACCGACTATATTGGTTCGGTTCGTTTTAATTGCTGATACAGCCAGTGGCGCCGACATAAACAGGCTTCTTGACCTCTGCCGCAATATGGGTATATTTTTATCAATATCTTCTTGCGGTGTTTTACTGGATGCCAGCCAGCCGCGCATGGAATTTTTATTCCGTGCTGCTCCTGATTCATCATATCCAGAATTTTGAAATGCTCTCATTGTTCGCAGCTTTAAACGAGCCGATTCTCGCCGTAATGCCAGTTGTGGACTTATCTTTTCGATAGCTTTATCAAATAGATTCATAATTTTACCGCCTATATATCCCGTGGAAGGAGGCGGAACGCTTTATTTTTCCCGCCGCTTGATTCCAGCAGTTCAATTTGCCCTTCTAGGTCTTTGATTGCTGCCCGTATGGTAGACAAATCGGCCCGTTTTAGGCTTCTTGAACCAATCGTATATTCCTGATTCAGCAGCACCGCTTCTTCGGCTTCATAGTACATGGAAAGCCGTTTTTTGTACCGTTCCAGGCGCTCTTTTTGCAATCTTATCAATGAAATTCCTCCTTTCTACAATGTAACCCCATGGTTTACTGCTCCCGTCCGCCGTTTTTTCTTCGCTTTCCCTGGCGGTTTTTTCATATAATTGACACCTGCTTTTACTTTATTTTCCAAAATATCCCAATCAGGATGCAAGATTTCAACGGCTGCTGTATTGTAGACACGAAGATCCAGAGGTTCATTCCTTATACCGCTTTTCTTTTTCCACTTTACAACCGCCCGATTATCTTTCATTTCCACTACCCTCTGTTCGCTATTGAGACCCTTTATCACCGTTTCACTATATCCATACTCCGCATTGATCGGAAAATGGCAATACCCTGGCCCCTCGTCAACGGTAGAAAGCCTGGAAACCACAATTTCTTTCCCGCTATCCACTCCAAGAATAAACACTTTCACGTTATATTCATTGTTAGTTGACAGTTTATGTATTAACGGAATTCCTTGATTTTCCCGTCCGAATCCTTTTATCCCATAGATACGCTTTCCCTTTTTTTCCATTTGTTTGAGGAATTTATAACACTCAGTTGTCTTATGTCCGCCAGTATCAATACAGGTAAGAGCGATTAAAAGAGAAGATCCAGACACAAAGTGAAATTCCCTTTCAAGCCACAATTCCAATCGCTGCCAGGTTTCTTCTTTGTCCAAATCCCCATATAATTTTTCATATTTGATTCCCCAGGATTCAAACCCACGTCCCCAGCCGACAACCTCAATTTCAAACCGATCATCCTGGACATCAACTGATGCCGTTAAAAGAAGGACACCCTCTGGAATCTCTGCTTGATACCGTTCCCGACGTGTAAGAAGGGAATCATCATCTGCACCCTTTCCGCGTGCTTCCCAGGTTTCCCCCAGCACCGTATTGATAAAAGTTTTCAGCTTATTGATGTCGCCGTTTTCTTTCCTTTCTTTTTCCGCTTCTCTCCATTCTCGAATAATTGCGGGCCAGTGTGTCCATGGGGAGGCCAATTCGTTTAGGTGAAAGGAACGCTTTCTATGCCGTTCCGGATGTGCTGAAATCCATTTCCCCTCCCCTTGCTTCCAGTCAACCTCAGAAATGTGCTCCCCGCAAAATTTGCACTCCATTGTCACATCAGAAAAGTGAATTCTGCTCCATTCGTAGGGCTGATATTTCCCACAGCATGGACAGGGAACACACCATTCTTCCATTGTGCCGGATTGAAACTCCTTTTCTATCTGGCTGGCTCCTTTTATTGTCGGCGTGGAAACTTTGATTTTCTTTTTATTCCAGAAAGCGGTTGTTCGTTTCTCCGCCAGCTTAATCGGATTTCCTTCTGTTCCGGCACTGACCGGATAACGATCGGTTTCATCCATCAGGACAATCCTCACTGGACGCGAAGCAAGGCTGGAAGCAGAATTTGCACCGGCGATTGTTACATGGCCGCCAGGGAATGTTTTATGCAAAATCGTATTTCCAGAAGTCCTGGATTTTACGTCACGCACTTTTCCGGTCAGCCTTGGTGTGTCGCGGATCATAGGGGCTAAACGGTCTTTTGAAAAATCTTCCGCCATTGGCTTAAGAGTTGGCTGTACTACCAGCATAGGCGCCGGATCGTAATCTATATAATAACCGATAATATTTAAAATCAATTCTGTTTTTCCGACTTGTGCGCTGCTCATGATAACAATATCTTCCACAAGCGGATCATTGACAGCATCCATAATTTCCCGTTGATAAGGTGCCCTGTCTGTGTTCCACTGCCCAGGTTCCGCCGCACTTTCCGGCGATAATCTCCGGTAACGATCCGCCCACTGGCTAACCGTCAGGACGGGCGGCGGACTGATTGCTTTTGCAAGATCACTAAATAGCTTCAGCGTCTTAAATTCAATACTGCGATCTTTGCGGCGTGTTTTCAGGATAGCTGTATCAGGATTCACAAGCGGAAATGGCTCAAGTGTTACCTTCTTGCTCATACTCGCCTTCACTTTCCTCTACATATTCATCACTATAAAATGCCTTCGGATCGTAATCTTTCAATTCATTGAGCGCTTCGATTACCTCTTTTGTCAGGCGTTCTTTGATAAAAGCAACCTCTCGGTTTTCCAGAATCGGCGCTACCTTGGAAGGAATACTCATGATTTTGGTTTTAAAGGCAACTAACATATCCATCATAACGATTTGTACATCCTCTGCCTTGTGCAATTCTCCTTTCATGACTTGCAATTTTAATTCTGATATATGACGTTTAACTCTCTCATGTAATGCCTTTTCTTCATCAAAATTGATTTCACCGTCTG